GAACCTGCGTATGAACTAGCAAGTTTGAAAGGACTTAATGCCTCATCACCTGCTGTTGCTCCACCACCAGTTTCCGCATAACGTACTCTTAATGTATGGATTTGTCCTACTGGACCACTCATTGGTTGTACACCAACAAGTTCGTTAGCGATAACAGAAGGCATAACCCTTCTAATTAACGGTAACATTACTTTGTTTAATGTCGCTACTGAACCTGCACCTGTGGCACCTGCTGTTGCGGCCTCTGACAAATGTCTCTTTGTATTTTCGAGGACCACATCTAATGAAGATTTTCTGTTTCCATCTAAACCTTCAAGCAAGGCTTCCTTAGTTGCGGACCAGTTGCTTTCAAATAAATCTGCCATTTCTAACTCCTATTTTATTTTGAAAGTCCGGCTAATTTACGGATTACGTCGATTTCAACTACGTCTTCCGCTTTGTCATCGGCTTCTGCTGTAACAACAGCCGCCTTATTACCAGTATGTTCACTAGTAACTGATTCTGACAATGTCTGTTTTTCTCTTGGTGCTTCGTTATCTAGAACAGAAGGCAAGTACTTATTGAACTGCTCTTCTAATCTATCTGTCTTAACACTTTCAAGTAAATCAGACATAATTTCTTTCTTCTCTTTGCCTAGTGGGGCCATTAATTCGTTGAGTTTCTCTTTTCTTTCGAATCGATCTTCTGCAACTCTTAACTTAGATTCTACAAGTTTCCCTGCTTCTTCTTTTTCAGCAATCTTATCGTTTGCTTCGTTAAGTTTGGCTTCCATTTCGACGATTTGTTTTTGTACTTTCTTGATTTCTTTTGCTTCGTTTAGGTAACTAGTACCATATTCGTTTGCAAATGCTTCAAAAATTCTTCGACCGAAGTCATTTTCACGAGCCTTAGTAATATCGTCTTTAAATGATCTAACTTCATTTGTAATAACTTTGTTGACAACGTTTTCAACTTTGTCAGCCGCTTTACTAATGAAATCTTTTTTCGCTTCAGCAAGTTGTTTTTTGCCTTCACGAACCATTTTGACTTTTTGCTCCACAAGACCTTTTTTGTCTTCGTGGAATTCTGATAGTTCTCCAGCAAGTTGCTCTGCAACAAAATTATCTAGTTTCGTTACGTGATCACTTACTTTGGCTCTATCTGCTCTAAGTTCTTTAACTTCCTTTGCAACCATTTCAGTTACAAATTTGTCAAGCACTTTGGCATGCTCACTAATGGCTTTGTGATATTTGACACGATCAGTTGCTAGGACGTTTTTTTCCTCTGCAATTTCTTTGATCTCTGCCTCAACTTTTTCTGAGATGAATTTATCCATTGCTTCAACAATCTGACTTTTGTCATGACTGTATCTTTGGGCAAACTCTTCTCTAAGTTCAGCAGTAATCTCATCTCTTGCTTCAGAAATTTTTCCTTCCCATGCTTCTTGAAGAGCATCTTTAACTTCAGAAGTTAAATCTGCATTCTCAAGTAGATCTTTAAAATTCACTGCCATCGTAGTCTCCTACTTAATTTTTAGTTCATTGATGAAGCCAGTGATAGCCTTCATCAAGTGTTTTTCTGCACTTTTATCGTGTGTAAATGCAGACGCGGTGTCAAAAATTTGTTCACCGCCTCGCATATTAAATAAACTTTCATAGATTGTTTTTGGATAGGCATCTGGTGCACTTGGTTGTGCCACAATGTCTACTGTTACTATATCAAAATCGGATACACGTCCACTTTCGTTGACATTACCACTACCCCGACTTGATACACCAAGTTTTGCTCCTGCCTTTAATAATGCTCTTGCAATATTCCCCATTGGTGTTTCTATGATTTTCAACTTTCCTAAACCGTTGCTGTCTTCACAGTATAAGTCAGTAATTATATGACTTACACGGTCTAGATTAATTTGTAGTTCTTCTGGATGGTCTAATTCGCCCATCACAGTTTCGCCTTTGGATAGTCTTTCTTTAACACTTTCACATGCTTTTGCTATTTCATCTTTGGGATATACTCTACCATTCTGGTTTTTAACATCTCCTTGTATGAAAAGGCCAGCCATAAACAGGTCCTTGCCATCTTTGGATTCCATAATTTGGACTCCAGATTGCTCAGGACTCATATATTCATATAGTTTATTGGCCATGACTGCTCCTAATAGATACTTTAAAACCTTACTTAATCTGATCTGGATTATTTACAGGCTTATGTTCTGCATCTATATTACTTGAAGGTGTGTGGTCTTTAGGACTGTTTGGGTTCGCTTTGTCACCTTTGTTTCCTTCTCCACCATCCTTAATGTGTATTGGCTTTCCTGCATTTCCAACTTTTGATCCGCCACTTGGTAGTGGTGCATCAACGTTGTCTGCATCTCCGCCTTTCATAGGTTCTTTTGCACCCATATCTGCTACTTTATCTTGCATTTTAGTTGCTTCTTCAACAACTTCATCATCATCAGCAACTTCTTCGTCTAGATCGTACTCAACACTTTCTAGGTCAAGTTCGTCTTCCATTTCTTCGGCATCCATTTCGGCATCCATACCGTCTTCCATACCGTCGTCATCGTTGTCTGCAAGTAGTTTTTCAAATTCTGCTTTAAGATCTTCAAGTTCGTCTTCAAGTTCGTCAACTTTATCTTCTAAGTCGCCGTCTTCCTTGTCCTCGTCCTCGTCCTCTTCGCCAATTTCGTCTGCTTCAATTTCTTCTTCATCAGCAAGAATGTCGTCTTCTAGATCATTACTTTGATCTACAACTTCTTCTACTGACTCTTCTTCTGAATCAAATGACTCGTCCATGTCCTCATCGTCTTTCTTTTTAGACTTCTTAGGTTTCATTTCTTCTTCAACTGCTTCTTCTTCTGATTCTGTGGATTCTTCAACTTCTTCATCTTCAGAAACGTCTTCGTCTAGAACTTTTTCATATTCTGCTCTTGCTTTAGCAACAACATACTCATGAAGCATTTCTTCCGCTTTTTCGTTTTCTTCTGCAAGGAGAAGTTCAAGAATTTCTTCTAATTTACTTCTTGATTCTGACATTGTGGTCTCCTTAAATGTTCATATACCACTCATGACACAAGTGTCATTAGTGGTCTGTTTAATACTTATATAAAATAGTGTTTTTTTGTGCGAAAAGGTGTGAAATTGAGTGATTCTGAGTGATTTCTGTATATTATGTAAAAATCCTATTATTATTTATATTATAGGAATAAAACTTAAATACTGTTTTATATTATGCCACCAGCACCTGCGTCAGCACTTGGATTAGCATACATCACTTTCTGGAACTTGCCATGCTCTATTTCTTCGGCTCTTTTTATTTCTCTTGCTTTACGCAATTTACTTAAAGTTTCCAAAGTCATTTTAGGCTTCCTGCTGTCTTCTTTATTTCTTCGCTGAAATTCATCAAATTCAGGATTGTAAAATTCTATAAGTCTCATTATAATGGCTCTCCAGCATCTAAATCTGTACCGCCTTCTGGTGGTATATCAGTATTTATCTCTGGTGTGTCAGGCTCAGGAACAACATCTTGAGGTAACTCTGTGTTTGGATCTACATTTACATCTGGTTCAGGCCTTACACCAATATTTCTAAGGTCCATATTTTTATCGCCATCTGCAAATTTTTCATATCCGTTTTCACTACGCCATAATGCTTCGTTATCTTTCATTTCGTCTTCAGTAAGTCCAAGATATTTTTTCATTTTAAACTGGTTACTTAGGAATGGTGTAGGAGCAAGTGTATTAAATAAGTTTGCTCTTTCCTGATCTAATTGCAGTTCTCTGTAACTGCTAAAGTTCATTGGCTTGTTAAATGTAATATAAAAGTCGCCGTTGTCTATTTCTATGCCTCTGTGTTTGAGGAACATTTTAAACTCATCGTCCATGTCCTCTTGTATTTGCTTTTGTAGTCTTTCCACATACTTTGCAAATCTGTATTCTTGAATAAAAGCAATACCCACTTTACCGTCATTGTAGACACTACTTCCATCTTCTGGGCCTGTTGGCAAATAACTGCTAGGCACTCTTAAACCTCTTAGCAGTTTATTATTAAAGTATCTCAAGTCATCTATTTGTCCCAAGTTTTCTCCACCTGGTAGTGTATCTACTTTACTGCCTCTGCCTTCTGCCGTTGTGGCAAAAAAGTAATCTTCCAACATACTCATTGGATTATAGGCACTATCGGCAACACTTGTGCCATCTGATTTTTTGTTTGGTACACGTTTTTGTTGTACTTCGTATTTTACTTGCTCTAAGTACTGTCTTGCTTTGTGAGGGGGCATATTACCCACATCAATAAAGAACACACGTCTTTCAGGTGCTCTGTGTACCCTGTATATAATAATACTATCTTCTAATAGTTCTTTTTGTTTAAATACTTTAAAAATTGGTTCTAAAACACTAACACCAAAAGGCCAACTGTGGTCCATACCTTCTGTTAAACTGATATGCACAATATGTTTGGCGTCTACAGGTGTTCCCTGATTTACACCATCTAAACTGCCTGTTAAATAACTGCCAGTAGCACCTGGATTGTTAGGCGGTTGGCCTATGTATTGTCCACTTGCTGAACCGTAAGGTCTGGAATGTAATGCACTTGGATTAGTTGCTAATAATTCTGAAAAGTTAGGTGCTAAGTTTTTAATAAAATATGT